GAACAAGAGTACATGGGTGAGATAGAGATTACAAATATGTGGGGTAATATATTACGACCACAATCTCAAAGAGCTCACGCACCACACTCACACTCAAACAATTTTTTATCTGGTGTCTTTTATTTAAAGACATCATCTGATACGTCACCGATACAATTCTTTGACCCAAGACCACAATCAAGTGTATTCAAACCAAGAAAGAGTGGATTTAATAAACTTAACTCTGACATGGCCGAGTTTCAATCTGAAACTGGTTGGGGTGTGGTATTTCCATCTTGGTTGGTACATTGGGTGCCCGAAACAAAAGACGAAAGAATTAGTATTGCGTGGAATATAATAGTTCGTGGTGAATATGGTGAACCAAACACACTCCAAAATGCACATATCTAAAGTAAACGAGGTTTACTTAAATCTGGAAGTTGACTCAGGGTTGGGTCAGGAACTTGCAGACTATTTTACCTTTGATGTGCCTGGTGCAAAGTTTATGCCCATGTATAAGAAACGTATCTGGGATGGTAAGATAAGAGTATACTCACAAAAAACTGGTAAGATATATTGTGGTCTTCTACCCTATGTAAAAAAGTTTTGTTCAAAAAACTCCGTTGAATATATACTTGAGGAGGGTATCGAAGATGACAGGAATCTTATTTACGAGGATGTTAGAAAATTTACCGAATCACTACGTCCACAATCGAAAGGGAAGAAACTTGATATACGAGATTACCAAACGAATGCCATACTTCATTGTCTACGAGAACATCGTTCTCTTATTATTTCTCCTACTGCATCTGGGAAGTCATTAATAATATATGCGTTGGTTAGGTATTATAACCTACTACTTAAAGATAAGAAGATACTAATACTTGTACCAACGACATCACTTGTAGAACAGATGTATTCAGACTTCATAGATTATGGTTGGGGTGATAACTGTGTGCATAGGATATATTCTGGACATGAACGAACTACAGATAAACCTGTAGTCGTATCCACATGGCAGTCATTATATAAAATGCCTAAGAAATACTTTGAGGACTTTGGTTGTATCATAGGTGATGAAGCTCATCTATTCAAGGCAAGGTCACTCACAAGTATTCTAACAAAATTAGAAAACTGCAAGTATCGACATGGTTTCACAGGAACACTAGACGGAACACAAACTCACAGGTTGATACTTGAGGGTTTGTTTGGTTCAGTAGAAAAGGTGGTATCAACAAAAGACTTAATAGATAAGAACACACTCGCAAAACTTACTATCAAGTGTATTGTATTAAAACACCCAGAAGAAGAATGTAAAAAAGTGAAAGGAAGTAAGTATGCAGAAGAGATTGAACACTTGGTTTTATATCCTACTCGTAATAGTTTTGTTACTAACCTTTGCAAGCGATTACATGGTAACACATTAGTATTATTTCAACTAGTAGAAAAACATGGTAAAGTTCTCTATGACATGATGAAAGACTTTGACAGGAAAGTATTCTTTGTGTATGGTGGAACAGATACACAAACAAGAGAGGATATCCGTGAAATCACAGAGAATGAAAGAAATGCAATTATTGTTGCTAGTTATGGTACTTTTAGCACTGGTATCAATATTCGCAATCTCCACAACATCGTGTTCTCCAGTCCATCAAAGAGTAGAATACGAGTTCTCCAATCAATTGGAAGAGGCCTGCGTACATCATCAACTAAAGATTCTACTATAGTGTTCGATATTGCAGACGATTTATCACATGGTCATTGGATTAATTTTACATACAACCACTTTCAAGAACGAATAAATATTTACAACGAAGAAGAATTTAACTATCAAATAGACAAGGTAAAGTTATGAGTAAAAACGCACATATTGTAAAGTTGTCAAATGGTGAAAATATCATTTGTAATGTAGTCGGTGATACAGATGGACATATAGAAATAGAATCACCGCTCAAGATGGAAACAATATCTAGAGTGACAAAAAGTGGTGTTGTTGAGTCTTTGAGTTTGGGTAAGTGGTTACAACCATTTAGTGATGAAAAAACTTTTAGTTTAAATAAAAATTTAGTGATTATAAACTTACCTGTCACAGTAGGTCTTGGTAAGTACTATGAGTTTATATTGAAAAAGATGGACATTGATATTGACGGCCCATCTGAGGAAGATTTGAAAGCGATTGAAGAAGAGGAAAATCAAGAACAAATGTTAGAATATATCAAAGATGGTATAACTATACATTAATTTTATATACAACACTGTTGATTATACACACAAGTATATAGTTTGTCAAGACTAAATTAGGTATTGACATAGATTTATTTTTATGGTACATTGGTTCTAATAACTATTTTTTTTATGTAAAGGATTATTATGGCAAGAGCTAAAAAGAAAAAACCCAGCGCACACTATGTTGACAATGCAAAGTTTTTAGAAGCGATGAAAGAATGGAAAGACCAATGTAAAGATGCAGAAGCTTCTGGTGATGATAAACCAAGAATATCTAATTACATAGGTGAGTGTTTTCTCAAGATTGCAAACGGACTTTCTTATAGACCAAACTTTATCAATTACTCATATAGACAAGAAATGATATCAGATGGTATAGAAAACTGTCTGCAATATGTACATAACTTTGATCCAGAAAAATCCAAGAACCCCTTTTCATATTTTACCCAGATAATATATTTTGCATTTATTCGTAGAATACAAAAAGAAAAGAAGCAATCACACATAAAAAATAAGATGATAGAGAAAAGGTCATACGATACCTTTACAGTTATGGAGGGTGATGACACTCAATATCAAGTAAGAGGTTTTGACCCAGACTTGATGTTACCAGATGAAGATGTATACAAACCCAAGAAGAAAGAAACCACAACAAAAACAAATGGATTAGAAAACTTTATGGGGTCTGACGATTGAAGATAGCTCTACTTACTGACACACACTTTGGTGCAAGAAACGACAATCTAAACTTTAACGATTATTTCTATGAGTTCTATGAGGGAGTATTCTTTCCTTATCTGCAACAAAACAATATTAAACATTGTATTCATCTTGGAGATTTGATGGATAGAAGAAAGTATGTGTCTTACAGAATACTTAAAGATTTTAGAGAAAGATTTATACAACCATTTGTGCATCTAGAAATAGACTTACATATACTCGTAGGTAATCATGATATCTATTTTAGAAACACTAATGATATAAACTCTCTAGAAGAATTACTAGGCAATAAACATAAAAATATACATTTATATTCAGAGGCACAAGAGGTAAACTTTGGTGGGTTTCCAATACTGATGATGCCTTGGATAAATCCACAGAACGAAATATATTCTTTTGGTATGATGGACGAAACTAAAGCAGACATAATGATGAGTCACTTAGAGGTGGTTGGATTTGAAATGCATGGTGGTCACTTTTCTGAGTCTGGTTTTAACAAAGAACAGTTCAAACGATTTGATACCATATTTTCTGGACATTATCACAAGAAGTCAGATGATGGCCAGATATATTATCTTGGTACACCATATCAAATGACATGGAGTGATTATAACTGTCCAAAAGGTTTTCATGTGTTTGATACAGAAACAAGAGAACTAACACGAATAGTAAATCCACAAAAGATATTTGAAAAGATATACTATGATGATACAAAAGAAAACTATGATACTCATAATGTTAATCAGTACAGAAACAAATATGTAAAACTTGTGGTAGTAAACAAAAATGATTTGTATAAGTTTGATAAATTTACAGACAAACTATTCAAAGCAGATTGTCATGAAGTAAAGATAATAGAGGATTTTACAGACTTAGATGCAAATACAGTATCAGATGATATCGTAGAAAACACACAAGACACTATGACACTACTAGGAAAATACATTGATGACCTAGATGTAAACCTAGATAAAAGTAAACTAAAAGGTGATGTATCAAAACTATATCACGAAGCACAAGATTTGGAACTGTGAGGATAGGTGAATGATAAAAGAATGGTTAAGTGTCTTAGGTGTCAAACGACAGACAGAAGAACTAGATGATGCAGATGTAGATACTAAGGTGAACATACATACCCTATATAAACATAGATGGGTGTGGTATCACTTAATTTTGTGCATACAGATGATTTTGACTAACGTATTACTCATTGCAATATTATTAACACTGGCGATAAAATTATGAATAAAGAAGTAGTGATAACACATTTTATAATGTTTATACTTGGTTGTGTTACTATGTACATGATGGTAAACTATCTATGATAACATTTAAATATGCAAGGTGGAAAAACTTTCTTTCCACAGGTAATACTTTCACAGAGATACAACTAGATAGAAGTCCTACGACACTTATCATAGGTGAGAATGGTGCTGGTAAATCTACGATATTAGATGTTCTATGTTTCGGTCTATTTGGTAAACCATTTAGAGGTATCAACAAAAATCAACTAGTCAACTCAATTAATAACTCATCAACAATGATAGAGATTGAGTTCTCTATCGGTACAAGAGATTACAAAGTTATTCGTGGTATCAAACCAAATAAGTTTGAGATATACCAGAATGGTAAGATGATGAACCAAGAGGCAAACGTCAGAGATTACCAGAGAATACTAGAACAACAAATACTCAAACTTAACTATCGGTCATTTACACAAGTTGTGATACTTGGTAGTTCAACATTTGTACCTTTTATGCAACTCAAGGCCACACACAGACGAGAGGTCGTAGAGGAGATACTTGATATCAAAATATTCTCTGTGATGAACTTACTTGCAAGACAACAACTCAAAAGTCTTTCTGATGAAATCCGTGAGGTAGATTATGAGTATGATATTACATCTGAAAAGATAGAACTACAAGAAAACTTTATTGAAGATATCAAGAAAAACAAAGATACTATTATAGAGGAAAAACAAACCACCATATCTAAAAATGATGAACAGATATCAGAAAGAGGTATATCGAAGATGGGAT